GATAGATCGCCGCATCAGTTGCGCGCACTGTCTCTGGCGTCAGGTTGCGGTTGCGCGCGACCACGTCGACCAACTCGCCGTAGAGCGCATCGACGTCCGCCTGAATCGCCGCGCGCGCTGGGCTGGACAGAGGCTGATGCGGATTGCCGTCGAGCTTGTGCGCACCAGCATAGATGAAGGTCCAGCTGATACCAGCCTTTGCATCCGCGCCGCTCTGATCGACATGCGCAGCAACAATGCCGATCGAGCCGACCTCGCCAGTCCTGGTAACGTAGATGCGATCTGCTGCGCTGGCGATGGCGTAGGCCGCCGAAGTCGCGCTGTCGCTAGCGACCGCCCACAACGGCTTGCCTGCGGCGCGACGAGCCGACACCAAACGATCGACAAGATCGAACATGCCGGCGACCTCGCCACCGGGGGAGTCGATCTCCATCACCACGCCGCGCACCGCCGGATCGGCGAGCGCGGCCTCGATCGCCTCGCCTAGCTCGCCATACACTGACGCGCCGAACAGTTCAGTCAACCAATCGCCGCGCGCGACCAGCGGTCCCAGCACCGGCACCACCGCGATGCCAGCATCAGTGACAGCATAGTTGCGCGAGCGCTTGGGCTTGCTGGTTTCCGCTGCCAGGTCAACGTGACCAGCCGCAAGCATTGCTTCGAGCGCGCGCGGCGCGATCGCCATCGGTTGGCTGGTAAACCGAATGAGCATTGTCTGCAAGGATGTCATATCGCCTCGTCTTCATCCAGTTGCGGCTCGTTGTTGTCGTTGCCCGCTGCCATGTTTTCGGCGCCTGGCGTTGATGAGAAAACCAAACCGAGCCTCTGCTCGCGCGCGCGATCAGCAGCGATCTCCGCATCGACCTGTTCCGCGTCGTAGCCGCGTTCAGCCAGCGCTTGCGTGCGGCTTTTAAAGCCTGCCCGCACCTGCTCAATCTCTGCGCGCACGTCTTTCAGCGGATCGATCCAATCCCATCGCGGCGGCAGCCAGGCGCACGCAAGCCATTCACGACGGCGCTCTTCGTAGCCGGGCAGATCGAGCGCGCCTGCCATCACCGCCGTGTCCATCCAGCGCACCCAGACCTGTCGGCAGAGCTGCCAGACCATGACCGCGTGCTGATAGGCCTCGACGCGGCGGCGAAACTCCAACAGCGCCAGCCGAGAGTTCGAGTAGTTCGCCTTCAGCATGTCGTTTGACAGATACGCATACGGAATGCCCAGCGCCGCCGAGACTTGCAGCAGCGTGCGATACTGGAACGGTTCGTAGGTCTGGCCGACGTCGGCCGGCGCCGAGGTCTGGATCTCCTCGCCAGGCTCTAGCATGACGATCTGGCCAGGCTGAAGGTCCAGCTGCCGCTCGCCAGTCGCATCGCTTTCGGCAACGTCAAATGGCTCAGCTGGCGCTGGGGTGGTGATGAACAGCGCGTGCATCGCCGCGACCTTCTTCCGGTCAAGCTCAGCGTCGTCGTACTGGTCGAGCAGGAAGAGCTTGACAATGCCTGGGGCAAAGCGGGAGATGCCACGCAGCTGTCCAGCTTCGACCGGATCAATCACGTGGATCACTTCCGAAGCCGGAACACGCACCTTCTCGCCCGCCATTGCAGGATCGGTGGTGTCGCCGGGATGGCGGCGCAGGAAGTGATACGCCACCCTCCGCCCGATGCGGTCGAACTCGATGCCTTGGCGAATCACGTTGCCGCTCGCCAGCACTTCGTTGTGGTTCAGCGGCAGCATCTCCGACGGCAACATCTGAAGCTGCAACGGCACGACGAACCCGTCTTCGGGGCGGCGGGGGCGGAAACGCAGGAACACCTCGCCGGCGATGAACACCTCGCGCGCAACGCGGCGTTGTTGCCCGTAAAAGTCAGTGAATCCCTCCGCATCGCTTTCGTCAGTCCAATCCAACCAAAGCCGCTGCACCTGGGCTTTGATCTCGCTATCGGCGATCCTGGAGGACGGCGTGATGCCGTTGCCGACCACGTTGCCAGCCCACGACTCAATAGCATTCGCAGCATAGCCGTTATTGCGCACAAGCCAGCGGGCGCGCGCGGTGATATCTGCTCCTGCAGCAGCGATGAGCGCGTTAAGATGGGCACGGGTCGGCTGGAAATGGCGCAGCCGACGGTTGTTTTGCGCAGCCTCAAAGCCGCCGATGAAAGCACCGACACGCCGACGCCAGCGCGAGAGTGTGGATAGCATCTGATGCTACAATCCCTTGCTGGCGGTGGTGCGGACGATCCGCCGCCGCGCACCAGCAGAGGCATCGGCGATGCGGCGTTCAAGATCCGCGATTGTTGCAGCCATCTCGGCGTCGGACGCGTAGCTGATACGACGGCCGTCGATATCAATCGTGCGCACCCCACGCCAACGCGCCTCAAGCAGCGCGTCGAGACGCGCCTTCATCTGCTCGATCGTCACGGCATCACCTCAGCGCAGATAAGACGGGGTGAACACGCGCCAACGACGCGGTGCACGACGTTGAAGCAACCCGGCAGAGGGCAGCACGAGATCGGCTGCCTCTGACTGCTCGGGCGCCGACGCCGACAAGTCATCGCGATGCTCAGGCGCGACTTGATGCTCATCATGCAGCCCGACTTGCGCCTCAAGATCGCGCCACGTAGCCTCAGTCCAGCGATCCGCCCCGGCAATCCAGGCCGCTGCGCGAGCATAGACGCGGCAGTCAAGAACCTCGTTGCGTTCCCTTAGCTTCTGCCACTCGAGCCGAGTGAAACCGCGTTTCGTGCGCACGCTCACCAGCTGCTCGGCGACGAGCTGCTTCACCCACTCCGCTTCCGTACCTCGCGGCAGGTGAATATAGCCAGGCGGATACGCTGTGCCGTTCGCAAGTTCCTCGTCGGTTGGACGACTGAGTCGCAAGAAGCGATAGGTTTCACTCTTGAACGTGGCCACCGCGATCGTCCATAGCCGTGCACCACGGCGCAGCTTGCGTCCGCCCTCGGTCACATCAACATAGCTCGGGCCGACAACTGGCGCGATACGGTTGAAACCATCAACGCCCTTCACCAGCACGACCTGGGCATGACCAGCGCGGCGCGCCCAAGCATAAACTTCGGGCGCTTCATAGCCGGTGTCGATGGCAAGCTTCGCCAGCCCGAGATTCGGCCCGTTGGCATGCGGCCAGGTGCGACTTAACAGCGTCGTCAACTTGGCCCATGTCTCCGCACGCTCAGGACCGCCATCGATCACCACGTGGTCCACGAACCAACTTTCAAGACCGCGACCCCAAGCCCAGATTGACACCTCGATGCGATCGCGCTGCACGTCGGCGCCAGCAGTGAGAAACAGACCGCCAGCAGGCACGGTACCGATCGGCCAGTCCTCACGCCGCTCGTAGAGCCGTTCCCAATCCGGCGCTTCGCCACGATCCTGCCACGTCTCGCCGAGCGCCGTCATCACCCAGACCTTCAATCGTTCCGGGTGCTGCTTCGCTTCAAGAAAGTCTCGCACCGTCTCTTCCAGTCGACGGAACGGACTGTAAATCTCATTCAGGTGAAACCCGGCCGTGCGCCCAAGCTCACCCTCTGCCTTCCACTTTCCACGCGACACTGCCGCGTAACGTTCAGCATCGGTCCATCCAGCGTCGCACGATTCGCAGTGATAACGCGCAGTCTCCGGCTTGCCATCTAGCCACTTCACCTGCGGCCACCGCAACACCTGCTGATGGCCACAGTGCGGACACGGCACCCAATACCGGCGCCGATCACTGGCCAGATACGCCGCCTCGATCCGTGACGATCCAGCAAACGTCGGCGTGCTGCTCAACACGATCTTCCGGTTCCATACCGTCGCCGTGCGCTTCTCTGCCAACGTAACAGGATCGCCTTCCTCACCAGCACTCGCCGGATACCGATCCACCTCATCCATCACGACGATGCGGATGGTCTTCTGCGCCAATCCGCTGGGCACATTCGCGCCGACCGCGTGCAAACGCCCACCAGGAAACTGGCGATGCAACCGCCGATGCTTCGCCGAACGCGACTTACGATCGCCAATAATCGCCCGCAACACAGGTGTGTCGCGGATCATCGGATCAAACTCGTCGTCCGCCCACTCCTCAGCGCGCTCAACCGTCGGCCAAACCACCAAGATCGGCGCCGGATCAAGATGAATGTGATACCCGATCAAGTTGTTTAGCGTTTGCGTCTTCCCAACCCGCGCGCACGTCATCAACACAACGCGCTCAATCCGCAGATCAGTCATCGCATCCATAATGCCGCGCAAATATTCCGCGCGCGACGTATTCCACCGTCCAGGTTCAGCGCTGCTCTCCGGCGACAACCGACGATATTCGTCAGCCCACTCAGATAGAGACAACCTAGGCGGCGGCGCCAGCCTCCTCGCCAGCCTCGTCCACATCCTCATTGCGGCGGACAAGTCGGCGCGCCCTCTCCTTGATCGCATCAATCACTTCATGCTCTGCAAGATCGTGCAACACGTCATGCACCGCTTTTGTCAGCAGCTCCCGAGTTTGCACCGGATCAGTCGTCAGCGCGAGTCGCGGAGCACACGCCGCCGGGATAGCAAGCACCTTCTGGCGCACCGCATCAAACGCCGCACCAACCTGCTCCTCGATCACCTCCGCCGCGATCAAATCCGCGCTAAGCTGATCGACCAGCAACTGCAGCCGATCACCCCGAAGCTTGATTTCGCGCGCCTTCACCGCATCAAGGCTGAGCGCGTCCGCCACTACCGCACGCCCGCCAGCCGCCTGCGCAGCCGCCAGCGCCTTCACACCAGCCTGCACGACCGCACGCAGATCAATCAGACCCTCCGGCGTCACCGGCAACCGCCCGTCCGATCTGCGTCCAGTTATGACGCGCTCGGACACGCCCAGCAGCTTAGCAAGCTGTCCCGACGTGCAAGCCCTAGGTATGTCTGGCGATGCTACTCTTGGCATGGTTTTTGCCTAGCCGCATGTCGCGCCAAGGCCGCCCGCATAGGTTGTAGCCCAGGAAGGAACCGCACTCGGCCCTAGGATCGCCATAGAGCGCGGTCTGGTCCTCGCCGCTAGGGTGGTAGCGGCCAGACGCCAGAGGCCAACCAGCGGGCTTCCTAGGGGCAAAGACGGGCATGTTCGTCCGCGTTGCTGCCGGTCAGAACAGGCTGGGCTGATCTGGCTGCCGGTCCGGGACGAGGCAGTGCGGCGACGCCCACAGCCGCTCGCGGTGCTGCTGGCTGCCCATACCGCCAGCTAACAGGCTGTCCCTAGAGAACCACTCGTAGACGCGCCAGCCGTGCTGTTCGAGCTTAGCGTGTTCGACATCGTAACCCGCCAGCACGATGCGGTTCTTTGGATCAGCGCCCGCCCTCAAGCACCACTGGCGCACCGCCGTTGCGACGGAGCCATCGTCGTGCACATACATGCCCGAGGCTCGCACTTCGTTTGCGTAGGGCGGGTCGAGAAAGAATCCCGCAACGCCATCTTCCATCCGCACGTTGATCGTGTGGCTCGCGCCGACAGTGACTGTTCGCGACCAGTCGCCGTTCAGGATTCGCACATGCCTCAGCCTGGCTTGCAGGAGTCGAAACCAAGCGCGCAGCCGTGGCATGGTGGTCGGATGGAAGTGCTCTTCATCCGGACCGACACCAAACTCGCGCAGCATCGAGTGGTTTACGCCGTGGCCGTCGCCGATGAGATGTGGCCGATCGCGCGAGACGCCCGGCTCGCGCAGTGATCCGTGGTTCACGCCTTGGCCGTTGTCGCTGATGTGCGGCAGGGTGCGCGTGACGCCCGTGCGCCGTTCGGCGCGGCGCATCTTGACGATGCGGCCTGTCGCAGGATCAGCCGTCCAAGGCCCGTCGCCGCTAAAAGCGCCGATCTGCACGGCGACGGCCCATAGCCACCAGCCGGCCATAATCGGATCACACCACGTTGCGTCGCCGGCAAGACGTTCAAGCGCTACCTCGTCGCGCCATTTCAGCAGAGCGATTTGCCGCGCGGTCTTGCACGCTTCAGATACGGGCCAGCTTGCCGCTTCGGCGACGGCATCGGGATATTGCGCCAGCGCTCGCCAGGCGTTGACAACGAACCCGTCGAGATCGTTGACCGTTTCACTGTGATACGGCCGATTGCACGGATGCGGCCGGTTCAGCAAGACCGCGAGCGAACCGGCAAACGGTTCAACGTAGTGGTCGACGTCGCCGAGCAGCGCCCAGACAAGCGGCGCGGCTTTTGATTTACCGCCGAACCAAGGGAACGGGGCCTTGCGAGCGAAGCGCGATTCAATGAACGCGTTCGGCTCGGCGTGCTCGCAGATTGCGTCGTCCGGCTCGTCGGCGAGATAATCCATGCGGCCTCTGCTACTGCAGCGCGCAGTTCGGCACGCTAGTCGCGCGCTAGCGAATTCGGAGTCCAGTGTCAAGATTTTTCGACACGGCGGGCGCCTTGGTGCCTGTCCAGCCCGTAGTGCCGGGCCAGGACGCCGAGCGCGGCG